AGCACTTATGTTAGTTACAGATGCTGAAATAGATGCCGTATCTCTTAAATCAATTAGGCTTACTACATCTGTATCAAATATTTTTAGTTGATCATTTTCTAAAGGCTCTCCATCTACATATTGAGAAGGAAACTGTCCTTTTATTCTTACAGTAGCACTACCGCTATTTGCAATACTTATACCGTTAGCATTCATCCTATTGTAAAAGTCATATGCTTGATTATCCCATTTAACAAAAATATCATAGTCTTTAATAAATTCATTATAGTCGGTTCCTGAAGAAGACAGTGTCAAAGATATTGCATCGTCTCTATTGTCATATATAGCACTTGCAGAAAAAGAAGGTATTTCTGGAACAAGTTGTTTGCCATTAATAATTTTAAATATTGGAGACCAGTATGATACTACGTTTCTATCTTCTGTAATTATTCTAAATCTAAATTTTTGAGTACCGTCCGACATTGGAGGTGGCAGTTCCTCTAGTGGAAATATAAACTTTGCCATTAAGAAACACTTACTCCAAACCTATACTCTATGTAGTTATTTGTATTTTCTACTTTGATAATAGGATACCCATTTGTTGTTCTTGCAACATTGTATCCAACTAATGAGTAAAGAGGGTTTACAGTGCTTTCATTTTCTAGCCTCATTCCATCTAAACAAATATAATATTGATCATCTGTTCCATTGCCAGTTGTTACATACGCTGTAATCTTTACCAAGTTAACTTGTCCCCAAGAGAAATCTGTGTCTTTTGTAAAACTTCCTATAGGAATGTCTAAAATTTTATATCTGGTAGGCAATACACCACTGCTGCTTTGAACATTAAAATCATTTTGAACTAAGTTTGCTGTATAGGTAGCCTTTGGCCTAGAGCCAACGTTATTTATAAAATCTATTTTTATAGTAGTTGTCGCTGGAATAGAGTTAGAATTTGCTGCCTTATTTATTAAAGACATTGCAAGTCTGATCTTGTCTTGAGGAAGATTTTGACTAAAGTCAAAGTTAAAGGTAGAGTTTTCTATAGAATATGAAGAATTATCTCCTCTTACCATAAGTGCTTTGTTTAAAAATCTAGAAGGCTCATGTTTATTCTTTCTATTTGTATCATTAAATATACGATCATTTGCATTAAAATAAAATATTCTGCTTGAAACACTAATGTCTGTAGTGCTTGTATTTCCATTATCTAAGGCTACCGCCTCAAGTACTGTAGAGGCCGATGTAACGCTAGCAGAGGTAAAGTTATATAACCAATTTTCTGCTGTTGAAAAAGTCATCAATAACTTACTATCATATTGGTTTGCTATAGAGTTTTTAACTGCTGGGAATACCCCTATCTCTGATATCTGATATCTTTGATCAGAAGGCATTTCTGCTTTAAAGACAATTTTGTCTACCCCGTTTTCTCTAACAAAGCCTTTAGATAGAATAGGAACTCTAAACATTTCAAAATCTAAATTTTTTCTTGTGGCATCATAGTATGGAGATGCAGCGTTGGATTGAGAAAAAGGTACATTTCCTGAGCCTGCAGCAAGATAGGCAGCAAACTCTGGTGCTTGACCAAGTAAGTATTTTGCTATAATCTGTTTGCCATTATTAGTTATCATATTAAGACCTTACCCTATAAATTGTACCACTACTGTCTACTTCAATTTCTAACGATTCGTTAGGCCCCATGTTACTTAAATTAATAACAATATTGCCATTTTCAATATAAGCATAGTCACTTCCATCGGTAGGGAGTCTGCTTATCAAATCAATACCATAAACATCAAATAATGAGTTGTTTGATTTTGTTGCAGATAATAAACTTGTAGGATCAAATTCTCTATTTATAGAAGATAGATTTGATATAACATTGTAAAATGGATTAATTCCTTCTACAGTATCATGCTTAGTAAACTTAGTTAATTCTAGTGAAGATAGGTTTTCAAATAATAGACTTTGTATTTCTGCTACGTCTACCCCTGGATCATCTAGATTGACAACAACATCCCTAGTAGGAATTTTTACTGGATCTCCCATTAAATTTCCACCATCCTTATTTTAGTTTCTGGACCACCTAGTGCTGAAGAATAGTCCATTTCGTACACAACAAATTTTTTATTGGTATCTACAAAGTCATACCCACCTGGCATTACATAGTTTATAGATACTACATCTCCTAATTGTATCGTAGATGCACCAAATACGGAGGCAGCAATATCTTTTCTTTGTCTTAAGGTCTTTTGAATAATCCAAGACATTAATGATTCAGCCTCATCTTTATTTTGAATATATAAAGAATCTAAAGAAAATCCTTTTTTGCCATATTTAGATCTACTTAATCGTATGTCTTGGTATAGTTGTTCTGCACTTATTGGAGAAAACAATGTTCTATCTACATATTTATCATCGTATACCGTTGAGTTTTCTTTAATAAATTCATCAACAGACAATGTATGACTTGTGCTTTGGGTAAAAGTAATACCATGAATCTTAAGATAATTAGAAGAGTTTTCTCCAAGGACGATAGTTTTATCTGTTGAATTAAATATTAAGAACTCTGCACCATATGATCCTGCTCTAAATCCAGATGTGGTAAAGGACCTTTCACTACTAAATGTTTTTGCAATTTGTGCAATGAATGCAGGGTATGCTTGGTCATATTTAATATTAAAATATGCACACTCCCTCATAATAGTTCCAAATTCTTCAAAGTACATATCATATTTGCTTGGACTATCTATGCCTATATTAGATAAGTATGAGCCTTTTACTAATCCAGATACTGCATATCTTCTAAGAGCATCTGAAGATGTTATTTGATTATTAGAAAAGGTTTGATCAATTTCTTTAATTACAGCAGCATTTGTTTGTTGACTTTGTAAGTTTTTTAATGCATATATATTTTCAAACATACATTTTGAAGACCCTCTAACAAATAAGGCCATATTGTTATAAACTGGTAGAGGCTCTGGGTCGTCAACAATTGCAATCAACTTATTATTTATATATAGGTAAAATCTTCTTGTAGTACCAATGTTTTCATATTCTACCGCCAAATCGTACACTGTTGGATTTTCTATATTCATCAACCTATCTTGACCAACAAAGCCACCATCATCTACTAGTATTTGAGATAATCCACCCCATATCTTTTTAGGGATTGCTTCTTGTGTACCTGAGTTAACTGTTCCAGGTACTATCTTATAAAACATAACGTTTTCTAAAACTGAGTCTTGACCATTTGTTGATGACACATTATAGTCTTGTAAATTACTTCCCGTTAATGCACATATTTCAAAATAATATCCATAGTTGGTATTTGGATTAATCATAACTCCTAGCCCACCAGATCCACCAGAAATAATTGCATCTTCTACAATATAATATTCTGAAGCATTTGTTGCAGTTTGAAGTTCATTAGTAGACTCTGGCTTTCCAATTATTCTCATTCTTGTTCCAAAATGTTTAAAGTCAGAAGTCATTTCTTTATATATATATGTTACAAAATTTTTAGGAGTTACTCCCGTAGTCATTGGAGTTGGTCCAGTAAATACTAATGCTGAAGATTGGATAGTTGCCGTAGAGGTAGTTTTTTGATATCTAATTGTTTCATCAGACGGAACTGTTTGTCTTAAAAAGTTTGCAATTATGCCATTTCTACTTGACCTTGTTGCAGTTGCGTTATCAACACCTACTGCTTGTCCTAGTGCTTGAAATGTTGGAACAGTTAATACTGTTTGGGCTGATCCAGCAACGTATTGAGGATATGCTATGTCTACAAATCCGTATCTATTGTCAACTTCAATTGGAGCAAGTGTATTAAACAAATACTCTGATTTCATATTTACACCACGAAGGTAAGTATTATCTGACCAATAATCTGGAAGCCCAGCACTGTGATCTGTAATCTTAGTGCCAAATTGTGCTCTACCATGTTCTTTGACTGGACCATTCTTATAAACTACTCCACCCCCACCTAATTGGTAATAAGGCTTTGTGTAAATTCTTACATTTCCAGTTCTAAACATTTTTCCATTAAATGGTAATTGTCCAAAGTATTGTTCATATTGTTTAGGACTTGTTATCCATACTTTATTAGAGTTTACTGGAGTAGTGCTTATTTGTGGATCTAATATTATATCTACCCCGCCGTATACCATGTATTCGATTGCATCATATCTAATAATTTCTCCATTAGCATATAGATAACCGTTAAACTTTTGAAGCCACATAACGTTTTCACCTAAATCAACTACATTGTTTTTAATTGTATTTGATTCAACATATGGTGCCACATCTGTAATATTTGAATTTAATGGTGCTGCTGAAAGTGTGTAGTCTCCAGATGAAGCAGCCTCATTTTGAGATATTTGAAATTGTTGTTGAGCAATTTCCCAAAGAAGGACTGGTTTATAAACATAGGTTATATCTTCATCTGTGTATGATGCTTGACTTAAACTAGAAGGTGATTTTTGAATATATCTATTTGTATAGTTTATTTGCCCATCATTTATAATAGGTGTTTCTCCATCTGCTAAGTCAAAGATATTAGATAGTTTATAATTGCTACCTGGAACCTCTGCTGATGGATTGTCTAAGTAAGTTTCTGGTGTAGTTTGTCCGTATAGAACTAAATCAACAGATCTTTTATCTTGATCTGGAAGCAAGTATTCTTTTGGCATAACTACAAAATTATTATATTCATCAAAGAACATTGCTGATTGAGTAGACACGGCAAGTCTTTCAAGAACTTGAGCAACGCTTACGTCTGGCTCAATAAAGAAATATGGAATAACTGGATCAAAGATATAATTATTTTCAAAAGTTTTAAAAACATAGTTACTAAATCCAATGTTGTCTAAAAGTATTGCCACTGCTGCAGTCAATGTTACATTCTTTAAAAATATTGTAGGGGCTACCGAGGTTTCTAATCTAAAATATGCATCTCTTAATTGTATAGTTAGGTCGTTAAGCCCTCCTACGGCTTTAGGAAATACTTCAGCATACAAACTTTTTAATGGTACAAACTTGTCATATTTAAGACCATCTGTATCTACTACCTTTAACACTCTTTCGTAAAAATCAAATTTAATATTGTTCTTTAATTTATTTGAAACAACGCTATTGGCATTTTGCTCACTAAATGCTGAATCAAAATTCATAAGTGTTATAGATCCATTAGAGGCAACTAGCCCACCTACTGGAATGCCAGAGTCGCTTTTGGCTATGGCCTTGTTAAAGGAAAAGCCGACAGTATATTCTGACATGTCTGCCTTGATCCTAGGAGATAGTTCTATAAGGTCAAATGGGGTGTCTGGGGCTGTCATTGTCTTAATGGCTACCCTTAGACCCTTCAACTTAACAAACTCTCTATATATCCTTGTATTGTTTGTATTTACATATCTAGGGCTTGTTAATGATCTTGCCAACCCTGTTTGCTTAGTATCTTCAAAATTAGTATTGTTATCTTGTAATAGTGAGAATCCATAGTTAGGAGTATATTGTTCCCATATCTTTTTATTGTTATTATCATTCCAGATATAAAGAGTTCCTATGTTTGATTGGCTACCCCCAACTAAATAGGCGTCTCCATGGTTATTGTTAAAGTCTTTGCCAGGCAATTGGCTTTCTAAATCAAGATAGTCTACAAAGTTAAAGTATTGTTTATAGTCATTTGGTGCAATTAGCCCATAGTAAAGTTCTACGTATCCATCCCATGGAACTATTTCTGTTCCGTCTCTACGAGTAGAGGTTTCATCAAATGCTACAGCATCTACCCATGTATCTGTTTCATCTAAATATTGTATAGACCATACTTTAGGTATGCTAGATCTTGTTCTATCATTAAGAGGATTTTTAATAA